TAGAATGCAGGTCTTAGGCAGGTTACTTGGTATTCCTGCCCCCTGGCACGACCAAGTCGTACCAGGTCCTGACCTAAATTCTGGTCGGTCGAAATCAGTAGTATCTTACCCCCATGTGGGGGTTCAGGTACATGTCCATCGCTATCAGGGGCTGGTATACCCCTGATGAACGACTCCTTGACCACGGAATCTGATTCCACGAACATGTGAAGTCGTCCACGAATGGCTTCAGGGAGGTCCTCTCTGTTCACTAAGTGAGTCAGGAGGTCCTCTGGCAGGCTGTCTTGGAGACAGCCTGATTCCTTCAGCCATTCAGCGAAAACGCTATCCTGCGACACTGGTCGCTCTCTTCCGAACTCCCAAGCTAAGCTTAGGTGATCGGTTAGAGGTGCGAGGTCTGACCTCACAAGGAATTCGGCGTGGTTTTCAAATCGAAAACCTGGACATTTCCAGTGCGCCAAGAAACGTGATGGCGAGGTGTATGCAGGCCCAGGGCCTCCAACATCAAACCGCGCCTTCTCTATCCCCTCAAAGGGGTTAGTTGGAAGACTACTCACATCGGCGCCTTTGAGAATCTCACGGTAGTACATCTCCTTGACCATCCTTAGGATGGTCTGTTCAGGGTTCTCTAAGAGTCCCCTGACCTGGAGAGTCCGGAGTGACGAGTTTGACTCGTCAATCGGAACTACTATCTTCTCAGGTAGGTATTCCCTGAGTTTTCTCAAAATTGGAAGTCTCGCACTATACCTGTGCGATACCTGATTGAGGGTGTCAGATCTTACATATCTAAAACCTTCCCGTCCCCGGTACAGGCTTGAAATCCTGTACTGGGTCTCCACTGGTTCCCGAGACTTGGTCTCGACAACCTTTGTGAAGAAAGCAGCATCTTCTATAAATGCCCCATCCCCACCTATCTCAACTGGGACGAAAGGACACATGGTGTCCCTGTCCTGGCTAAGGTTGATGTGCTGGATGAGTACTGCACGGTCATACAAGTCTTTGAGACTTGTATGCGTGGACGCGACCCATCGAGCCTCCTTACCAAGTAGGGAGAACTTACCGATGTTCACGTCACTGAAACCTTGGGTTTCAGCAGTAACTGGCAGAAGAAGCCGGATTCTCGGAGTGTCAAGGTAGTTCATCTTGGATGAACCACGCTTGTACTGTATTACTGGTAGATCCGGCGTAGTCCATGGGACTATCGCCATCTCCTCGCAGTAAAACATATACCTCTCAGAGATGTATGTGTCCTCCTGAGAAATCCGGCCTCCTGTTCTGTGGACTAAGTCCAGATACAGGAGGAGCTGAGGTCGATCCCCGAAGGCAATGAAATCGTCACCCACGATGCTGTAGACTTTGAGTCCTGCAGCCCGTGCGCAGACGTCCTGACCATAGGTCAGTATCACCTTCGTTAGATAATCTCCCATGAATATACCCCTTTCCGTAAGGACTAAGTCCTCTACGCGAAACGACTTGACTTCCAAGTCACCAGGATCGCCCTTCAACAGAATCCTGGATTCTGTATGTAGGGTTGATGCTAATTTGATTAGACCAATAGGGGAGCCAGGGATCTTTTTCAGATGGCGGAGGATTGACTTCCAGATAGTTCTCGCGAACTTTCTAGAGAAGTAATCCGTCGCCTCTGACCAGTCTGTACTAAGTACAGGCTGCCCCATGGCTTTTCCCCAGTTGGTATCCTGAGGGTGGAGGTTCTTAAAGAACCTCCAAAGATGTCTGTCCTTGGTCATTCCGGACTTAGTCTGGAATGCCTGCCTTAGGCAGGGAGCCAACATATGGGCAACGACACCTTGTATACGGCTATTAGCCCATGGTGAGATTGTAATCACACGAGCCTTAGAGGGCTCCAGCACGGCGTGGGGTTTGACCACACGCCTCAATACTGGATTTTCCAGGACCCACTCGATACAGTAATCGAGGACATCTCGTGATGTCCTCACTGGTCGGCGGTCTGGTGTCCTCTCAAGTGTGATTGGATCGTACCTAAATTTGACGGCGCGAGTTTTCACCACGTCCGACAGGAACTGTGTATGACCACCTTGCATCTGCGTTTTCTCCAGACAGGCCTTAGGCCCGGCTGAGATGTGAGCGTGTATTCCTCGGATGGAACGCACACTCAGCGTAGATTGCTTGATGGTCGG